ATTAACTCATATAATGCAAACATGGTTGCAAATGAGGTTTTTATTGATAGTGCAACATTAAGAGAAAATGTCGTTGCCCTAGCAAGAAATATTGGGTATATGCCAAAATCAAGAAAGGCATCTAGATGTACTATTAACTTTTTAGTTGATACCTCGACCTTAGCAGTTGCACCACCATCTATTACATTGAAGGCAGGCCCAGTTGCTTCAACATCACAGCAGTTTGGAAATGAGTCCTTTGTATTCAATGTACTTGAAGATACTACAGTACCAGTAGCAAATAATACAGCAAATTTTTCAGATTTAGAGGTTATTGAGGGAACAAAGGTAACTCAATCATTTACCTATTCGGCACAAGATACTAATAAACGGTTTATACTTTCTAATACAGGAATTGATACCGACACCATATTAGTTCAGGTAAAACCATCTCAAACCTCTACTATCAAAGTAAAATATGATTTAAGTAATAGTCTAATTGATCAAAAAATTAATGATGTTTTAAATTCAGACTCCACTGTGTATTTTTTACAAGAGGTTGAAGATGAAAGATATGAAGTTATTTTTGGTGATGATATATTTGGAAGAGGACTTAAGGATGGAAATGTAGTTGAGATCTCATACTTAGTTTGTTCTGGATCTAGTGCTAATAGACTCAATGGGTTTGATTTTAGTGGTAGATTGGTTTATCTAGAAAATGCTATAGAGAAACCAATCACTGCTGGTGTGTCTCTTATAACATCCATAGAACCCTCCTCAGGGGGTTCTGCCATTGAAAGTGTTGCATCAGTCAAGAAGTATGCACCTCAAGTATATGGCACCCAGGACCGTGCTATAACGGCAAATGATTATGAAATATTGATACCAAATAAAATTTACCCAGAGGCAGAATCGATATCTGTGTTTGGTGGTGAAGAGTTAGTTCCACCAAGATTTGGAAAAGTTTTTATTAGTATCAAACCAAGAAACGGTGATTTTGTTTCTTTGGGAATTAAAGAAAATATAAAAAGAGAATTAAGAAAATACTCTGTCACTGGAATTGTTCCAGAAATTTTGGATCTTAAGTATCTTCATATTATCACTGACAGCAAAGTTTATTATAATACAAGAACAATGACTGATGTTGCTGCAGTTTCATCGACAATTCAGAACAATATACAGAAATATGCAGACTCCACGGAATTGAATAAATATGGTACTAGATTTAAATACAGTAAGTTTTTAGGCATTGTTGATCAAAGTCATCCATCAATCACGTCTAATCTGACCTCCATACAAATGAGGAGGGATCTAAGACTCGCAATTAATCAATTTGCAGAATATGCTATTGATTTTGGTAATCATATGCATGTTCAATCACTTAGTGGATTTAACATAAAATCCAGTCCTTTTAGGGTTATAGATATAACAGATGAAGTTTATCTTTTTGATGAACCCAATGACACTAAAACTGGTGTCATATCATTATATTCCCTACAAGGACCAGGATCTTCAACACCCGTAGTAAAAAGGAGAAATGTTGGAAAGATTGATTATATGTCAGGACGTATTACATTAAATCCAATTAATGTTGTATCTGGTAAAGAGAGAGACGGTAATCAAATTATGGAAATATTTGCTGTTCCTCATTCAAATGATGTAATCGGTTTACAAGATCTTTATTTGCAGTTGGATACATTTAATGTGCAAATGATTGTTGATGATATTTCCTCTGGATCTGATCCCTCTGGTTCTACATATAAGAGTTCATCAAGTTACATTGATGTCAACAGTAATCCTTATTAATACTATCTTTTTTGTAAGAAAAACAAATGCCGAAGAATAGAATAAAAATTCAACACTTACTGGGGAATCAGTTACCATCTTATATAAAAGATGAATTTCCCTTAATTGATGAATTCTTCTCGCAGTATTATGCTGGATTAGAATTTCAGGGTGGTGTATTAGACCTGATAAAAAATATTGACTCTTATATTAAATTAAATGAAAATGCCAATACTATAAATGAAGTAGCATTAACTAGTGATATTGATATAACTCAAGATTATATCGATGTTGAAAGCACTGCTGGATTTCCAGAGTCTTTAGGGATTCTTCAAATTGATGATGAAATTATTATATACCGAGCAAAAACTGATACTAGGTTTTTATTCTGCCTTAGAGGATTCATTGGCATAACCTCATATGAAACAGATAATAATTCAGAAGAAGCGCAATTTTCAAGTTCTGCGGCCGCAACTCATACATTTTTAACCCCAGTTAAAAATCTCAGTGTTTTATTCTTACAAGAATTTTTAAAGAAGTTAAAAGGTCAAATTCTTCCTGGACTTCAAACAGAAAATTTAACTAGTGGATTAAACCAAGCATCATTTATAAGACAATCCAGGGATTTATATTCTACAAGGGGAACTGAGTCATCCTTTAAAATATTATTTAAAGCATTATATAATGACAATATTGAATTAATAAGACCTCAAGATTTTTTAATTAATCCATCAGATGCACGATATCAACTTACTAGAGATTTAATTGTTGAACCATTTGAAGGAAATCCAGAAGATTTAGTAAATGCTACCTTATTTCAAGACCCTACTTCATTTATTGAAAAAGCATACGCTCCTATTTCAAACGTTGAAAAAATTTCTGTAGGAATTCTTACCGACGCATATTATAGAATAAGTATTGATTCATCATATAGTTCATATGATGGCACTGGCGAATTACTGTACGGTAAATTTACACCTCATGCAAAGTCAGTTGTTATCGATAATGTTGGCGTAGGACAAACTTATATTGATGTTGATTCTACAATAGGATTCCCTCCAAATGGTTCACTTTTAGTTAAATACGAAGATGGAACAACTGGCATTGTAACTTATTCTGATATAGTCAATACACAATTTATTGGTATCGATTCTAAAGATATTGTAAGAGAAATTAAAGATAAAACCGTCATTGATCAAGATGCATTTGCTTACGGTATAGATCCCAATTCCAGAATTGATGATGGAATTAAGGTAAAAATTAGATCTGTAATACAAGGTATCAAAGATCCTTCAAATGCATATTATCAATTAAAAGACACAAAGATTAAAATTAAATCTCTTGGTAAACTAGCTACAGATTTAAAATCTAATAATTGGTTTATTAATAGTGCTCAGTATTATGATGTAGAAAGTTTAGTCCTTGAGGATGCTCAAAACAATATCTTTAAGATGACCACCGTTGATGATCATATCCTCAAGGTGGGAGACTTTGTGATGGTGGAGGATGAATCTGGTGTGCCAGCACCAAATGACTTAGTTGTTACTGATATTTTTAGTTCAAAAATTCTTTTGGTGAGAGGAACTGGTGTAGTAAATCCGCAAAAAATAGTTAAAGCAAGTAGAAGGATAACAAAGTTTCAATCGGATATATTTTCAAATATATCCATTTTTAACTCAAATGTTAGTAATGTTTTTGTTGATAATGAAAAAGTCTTAGTATCATCTAACTCATTACCATCGTATCTGGATACTAAGGTAAATCCAAAAATACAATCATTTAGTATTAATGGAACTTATCTGTTGGGTCAAGAAGAAATTACTTTAACTCAAGGAATTGATCATAATTTCTTTACAGGTGAGATCATTTACTATACTCCAGAAAAAGAAGTAACTGAAATTCTTCAACCTAATGGTAGTATAATTCGTAGTGAGTCAGTTAAAAGTATTATTTTCCCAGAAGGTAGATATTTTGTCAAGAGAATTGATGAGAGCACCATTAAGATAGCAAAAAGTGCTGCAAACTTATACGCTGGTAAGTTTGAATCAGTGACTCCTGCTGGTGGAGTTAATTCTGTAGTAATTACTGATAATAAAATTGAAAGAGATGAATTTAAAGGAAAATCAATTGAACCTCAAAAAATATACAGAGAAATTGCACCTCCAGTAACTGGAACTGGTTATTCTAAAAATAATTTAAGATATTCTGGAATTTTGGTTAATGGTGTTGAGATATTAAATTACAAAACAACCGATTTTGTATATCATGGAACTTTAAACAGAGTCAATACAATCTCTGGGGGTTCAGATTATGACGTTATAAATCCACCTGCCGTAAAGATAGAGGATTCCGTTGGATCTGGTGCAACAGGAATTTGTGCAGTTAGTGGTGGTTTAAAAGAGATACGAATTATAGATCCCGGATTTGATTATGTTGAAACACCTAAAATAAAAATTACTGGTGGCGGCGGTGTAGGTGCTAAAGCCGAAGCAAACATGATTCCTGTGCATATTCAGGCTTCTTTTAATGCCTCTGGTATTTCTTCAGTTAGCACAGGAATTGGAGAAGTGGGTATTGGCACGACAGTATCAACCATAGGTTTCACTACT